GGTCGCCGGAAACGGATAGTTCGGAAACGGCATATTTATCCCCTCCTGCTGAAAAAGTATGTCGGTACGGTCTGTCCGGAGTCGAAGGTATCCCACCAATCGCCGTCTATCACGGCGACGGCGTGCTCATGAGGCCCCAGGACGTATATTCCCTTCGGATGATCTGCGGCGAAGTCGGACACGGTATAGCACTCAGGGCACCGATCAATGATCTTCTGCCGGGTGAAGCCGTTCATTCGGAGCATTTCCCACCACACACGGTTTGATGACGGCATATCCGCCATGAGTTTTGCCAGGTCACACAGTTCCCGGTGAACGTCACTCCATTTTCGGCCCGTCACGGCGCAGATCGCCCGCACGGTACAGTCCCCGACCATCAGTCCCTGCGGGTTCGGGTTCCAATTTTGCCACGCCATGCCTTGCCCTCCTCATGCTCTCGATCTCCCGTCTGTACCGCTCCACGTCGTAGGCGTAGCAGTCCAGGAGCTCCAGGTAGTCGTAGGTCATTTCTCTGTCCTCCTGGCTCAAGGGTACGAAAAAAGACCGGACCGTGCCATAGCACGATCCGGTCACTTTCGTGTCAATTTTAGAGCATCAGGACGAGCTTGTCGTAGTACCTGCGTACGTACCTGCCGATGGTGGAAACGGAGAGCTGTGTCTCCTCTTCGATCTGCTCATAAGTTTTGCCGTCCACCATGTACAGCTTCAATACCTCGCGGGCTTTCTCGCTTTTGGGTCCAATGAGATATTCGTCAATCAGGCTGCACAGCTTTTCTCTCGCCCGCTGGTCGTCAATGTCCCACGTCGTCCGTCTCATTTGCCCTTCTTTTTGGTCATTTTTCCTTTGGCCCCGCCATTTTTCTTTTTAATCGCAACCTTCTTCTTCGTCAGTTGCTGGCCCATTATAATCCACCTCATTCCCGTCGCCGATCAGGTTGAGCCCTCTGCCGTCCTGCGTGTAGGTCTCCGTGTAAGCCTCAATATCGTACTGTTCCAGGAAAGCCAGCCAGCGGTCATTCTGCGCCTGAATCGCCGCCGTGAACAGCCTCTGCTGCGCAGACATTACGGCCAGCAGGATTGCAATGGTGGCACAGACCGTAATGATGATCACCACGAGGGCGCGAATGATTCGCTTGTCCCTGGCGTCCGCTCTTGCAATTTCCCTCTGGTAGCAATACCAGGGAACCGGCTGAATGTTGCGTTCATCGTCCTGCATTTTTTTCTCACTTTCCGGGGCCGCCGGAGCGGCCCCTGTTGTTATGCCGTTGGCAGATTCAGCGTCGGCACGGACCTGCTCGCCGTGCCGTCCGGGTTCTGCTTGTTGGCCTTTGCTGCCACATCAGCGGGGATTGCCCCGGATTGCCATTCGTCGTAATACTTGGCGTAGGTCTTGCTGGTATATTCCTCTCCGCGTTCCGTCATGAAGGCCGTTTTGGCCACATAGTTGGCGAAGTTACCGCACCAATTAAGGACCTCAGCCTGCTCGTCTGCGGGTAGGGCTTTATACCACTTGCTCTTACGCACGGCGTCCGCAAATTGCGTGGTGACTTTGCCCCTGGTCTCCTGGTACTGCGTCCGCTCGTCAGGGGTCAGCGTGTACTTCTCCTTGTTGATGGTGATGGAGTAGGGGGCGTTGCGCTCGGGGAGGATTTTTGCCTCTCCCGTTTCGTCATACACCCGCAAAAACTCGTCCGTGACTGCGGTTGAGTGGTAGACGCTGATATTGCCCGGGCTGAGGAGGGCGTTCAGAGCGTTCAGCGCCGGCGCTTGATAAGCCTTCTCCTCGCCCAGCGGGGTGAGTTTCGGCGCGAGTTGCTGACGGACGCCGGGGATGGCGTTTGCCACTTTCGCCGCCGTCTGTTCCAGGAGGTTCTGGCTCCGGTACTGGTCCCTGTAAACGGTGTCCGTTGCCTGGGCGATCTGGCGGATAGGCGCGGGGATGAAGCCGGAAACGGAGGACGCGGCGATCTCCATGGGAATCTGCATATACAGCGGGAGGTCGTTGGCCTCGTCGTGGTATCTCACCGTGCTGTAGATATTGGACAGTGTTTGCATTGCTGATGTGTCCTCCAGCGCCAGCCAGATTCCTTGCAGGCTCTTCTCCCCCATTTTCCCCGCCGTCTTGAGGTTGCGGAACATGTCATAGAGATCCATCGCCTTTATCTCCGGGTCGTTTACCGCCAGGGCCGCAATCGTCATGAGGGAGTCAAGCGGCTCCAGGAATCCGATGTCCGCCAGCACGTCACCCTCCTGCACATCAAGGCTCCCGCCGGAGAGCATCCTGCCCAGGGCGCTTACATTGAGCTGGGTGCCGTTGAATCCCTGGGACTGGCGCAGCGCAGCGGCGTTTTTGTCCTTCTCATCGTCCTTGCGGCGCAGGAGCCCGGCTTTGGCCAGGAGGGCGAACAGGGTAATGAGCCCCGTCCCGGTGGTCGCCCTGCCGATGGAGAGGGCGGCGGCACGCTGCTTCGCCAGAGTGCTTTCCCCTTTGCTTTTGAGGTTCCCCAGTTGGGCAATGTTATAGATGGCCTTCAGGTATCCCACGGGGGAGAACTCAATGGCCCGGTGAATCAGGGCTCCGGGGACCTGGGTATATTTCACCACCAAATCGCCCAGGCCAAAGTCATGCACCGGCAGTCCCTTGATGGTCTTGCCGTTGGTGGTCCCGGTCCCGATGATGTTCAGCACGTCCTTCAGCCCGCCCAGAATAGACCCTATGACCGTGCTGTCCTGGAAGGACCGATACAAGGCCATGTCTGTGGCGAACTCTGCGGCCTGCTCAACGGTCATGTCGCCACGGTCCACGAAGCGGGCCAAGCTCTCCATGGTCTCACCGTAGACGCTTCCCTTGTGAAATTCATCCGTGGTGTTGAGTTCATAGCCCAGGATGCGCTCCGCCTGGGAGAGTATCTTCCCCACCGTTCCGCTACTCGCCATGGCGAAGGTGCGGCGTCCGCCGGTCCCGTACTTAGACTGGTTCCGGTCATTCGGCGCGGCGTCCAGGGCGATCTCCAGAAGGTTTCTACCGGCTCCTTGCAGAGCGCCCTGCCGCTTCTGCTGGGAAGCCCAAGACTTGTTTAGGCCCACGCTCCGCTGACCCGTGATTGCCCCCATGATGATATCGGGCAAAAGGCCCACGTTGTTGGCGAGGGAGTCTACCATGTCGAACACCTGGTTGCTGGTCAGGTTCCGCATGGCGGTTCTGGCGTTCAGGAGGTGGGAGATGATCTGCACCGTGCTGATTTTCTCACCGGCCGTGCGGGGCTTGTAGTCTGCGGCTATAAGGTCGAGCTGCGCCATGGCTAGGTTGCGGAGGTATTCCACGTCGGTTTCCCCGCTCAGCACTTTCTCCGCCATGCGGTCAAGCTTGGTGTTCCGCACCGCCGCCTGCTGCCGGATGAGGGACCGCAGCCCCTCCAGGTCATCGTCCGCCATGGCGTCCAGGGTATCGGCAAAGCTCGCCATGCTGTCCATGATCTGCCGCTGCTCCGCCCGGCTGAGCTTACCCAGGCCCAGGGCGTCCACCACAGCGTCCTCCACGTTGGCGTTGGTCAGGCCGCCCAGCCGGAAGAGATCGAGCAGCTTGTCCCGCTGTGCGGGCTTGACCCGCTCGCCCTTCTCCTCGAACATCTTCCGCAGAGCTTTGTCCGCGGCGGCAGCCAGCCGGTCCATGTAGTCCCCGGCGATGTAATCCGCAGCGATGGCGGCGTCCGTGCCAGTGATGCCCAGGTCGTTGATGAGGTACTGCGCGATGGCGTTGGCCGCGTCGGTCTTGGTCTTGCGGCTCTCCCGGAGGAGGGACTGGAGCTTCTGGTCCAGCTCCCGGGCCGCTTCCTGCTCCATGCGGCCCAGCCGCCCGGCCTGGTCGTCTTCCATGACCAGGTTGGTGATGTGCCTGGCCACGGCGTCCCGGACCTCGTCAGAGCCCACCTGCTTGGCGAACTCGTCGGCGATGCGGTTGATCGTGCTCTCATTCACTCCGGCGGCGGCCAGGTTCAGGATGTCCTTCTTGCTCAGCCCCAGGGTGTCTGCGCTCTCCAGGATGGCCCGGAACATGGTCTGGTCCATGTCTCCGCCGTTGTAGGTGATCGTGGCATTCAGGAAGCTGTCCAGCGCCGCCAGCCGCTCCTCGTCCTCGGCGTACATGGCCCGCAGGACCTGCTTGGCCTCGTCCCAGGCCTGCGCGTAGGCCTCCCGGTTGTTGAGATAGTCCGTGATGCGCTCCACCGCGGTGCGGGGCTTCTGTCCTTCGGGACGGTCCGGGAGGGCATGCTCTTCGGCAAACGCCATGAGGTCGCCCAGGATGATCTGCATGGTGGTGCGCTCTTTGTTGCTCGGATCGTCAAAGCGCCTGCTGATCCGGTCCGCCAGCTCGTCGCCGGTGAGCTTGACCCACTGATCGACGGGGGCACCGTGGTCTCTGGCGTACTTCTGGTTGAAGATGCGGTGGATCTGCCGGATGACGTTCTCCGCGTCCCGGGCTCTCTGCTCGGACCGCTTTTTCTCCTTGGGCAGCCGGGGCTTCCGCCCGGAAGTGTCCTCCACGGCTCCCTTCGCCGCCCCCTCGACAGCGCCGTCAACGGCCCCCAGGATCCCGCTCACGTGGCCCTGGATGCGTTTCTGCTCCGCCGGGGTCAGCTTACCCGCCGTCTCACGGAGGCGCTCAGAGGCCTTCCTGGCTTGCTCAGTGGCGGTCCTGCTGTACTTGGCGAAGGCCTGCACGAACTGCCCGCCTTTGGTGCCCTTCTCCTGGATAACGTGGGACCACTCATGGAACAGGCTGTAGTCGCCGGTCTCGCGCCCGATCTGCCGGTACTGATGGAGGATGCCCATGGCGGTGTCCAGGTCGGACCCGCCCCACTGATCTGCGGTGGACAGCTTCTCCACCTCACCGGCGAAGTCCCTGCGCAGCCGCCCCAGGGCGTTCTGCATGGACTTCTGCTCGCTGATGGGGTCGTAGCTGAACTCTCCGGGCTGGGTCTCTGCCATCTGCGCCTCGACCTCGTTGTACAGGCCGCCCAGCTCGAAGGCGTGGGTGCGGACCCGGGAGACCCTCTTCCTGCCCCGCCCGCCGGTGCGCCCGGTGCGGCGCTGTTCGGTGAGGTATTCCGCCTTGGCGATCTCCTGCGGGTCGATTTCGCGGGAGGTGTTACCAGAGGGCATCTTCGACTGGTAGGCGTAGTAACTCTTCGGGTTCTGCGGTTCGGAGATGATATCAGGGTCGATTTCCCGCAGCGCCTCGCGCAGGGAGGGCGTCACAGTGTTTGCGGGGATTTTGATTCCTGTGCCCTTCAGGTCGTGGTTCACAATGCGGTCCGCCACCTCGGCGTCTGAAAGCACACGGGCAACTTTCATCCACCTGGAGAGGAACAACCTACGGGGCTCACCGCCAGCTTTGGCCAGCGCGGTGGCCACATCTCCGCTCTTCCAGTCCGCCCAGCCCACAGGGTCCTTGGCCATATCCGCGTGGTAGGGGTGGTCCTCCTCGCTTCTCGGCACGATGACCTCAACAGTGACCAGGTTGGGGCGCTCATAAGCTCCCTTGAACTGATCATTCAGTACGTAGTTACTGGCGTGATTGTAGGGGTTGTACGCTACGCCGGTATTATCTCCGCTGACCGGCTTGCCGATGTTGGTGCTCGCCCACTTCGCTCCGGGTTTCATCGTGGCGGTCTCCGGGTGCTCGTCGGCCTTGATCCAGGACGCGCCGGTCTGCTCCCCATCTACGACATCGTACACATCGCCGTTCTCGTCCACATACCCGAAAGGAGCGGAACGGAAGATGATGTTCCCGGCGGTCCTCGGGGTCTTTCCTGCATTAGGGTCCCGGCGCACGGTGTCCGCCATGGGGGAGCGGAGAGCTTTGCGTCCATCCTCGTCCTCAACGACTTCCATGGTGCGGTAGAGGTGAATGACGTCGCCGTTTTTCTCGGCTTCGTTCAGGTCGCGCAGAGTATCAGGGTCAATTTCCCGGCTGAAGCGGATGTCATCGTCCTGGGCGTTGAACCGCTCAGACAGGGGGATGACGTTGCCCTGGTCGTCGTAGGTCACGGGGTCGGCGGATTTAATCTGATCGGGGTCAAATACCACGTACTGCCCGGAAGCGGTGTTCCGATATGTCGCGTCGATTGCGTCATAGCCAAGGGATTTCAGCTCGTCCTGAATCTCGGTATTGCTAAAACCCTTATCCTCAGCCAAATAGTTTATGAACCGATAGGTGCGGCCCGCGATGAAATTTGCCTCGGCCTTGGACATTCCCATTCTTTGCAGGGCCTCTGCTCCACGGGGGATAGGCTCGTCCGCATTGATGATATTCCTCTGGGATAGATAAACCGACATAACCTTCGGTTCGGCTTTCCCGGAAAGACCGCTTCTTCCCCGGCGCACCCACTCCCGCGCCTCGTTTTCGTTCGGCGTGAAGTAGAAGCCGCCGCCAAATTCCAGATAGCCATCATGGTTTCTGCCCTGCTCGCCTCTGGAGAACTTGGTGAAATCATCCGTCGTGCCGTGGTAAGCCTTGATGGTATATCCAGCCTGCTTTGCCGCCTCGTCCACCATCCGCTGGGCGGTGCCCATGTCCCCGGATTCAACGGCGGCCAGATAGTCGCGGTCGAGCTCGCGGCTGAATTTCACGTCCGGGATGCTGTTCAGTTTTGCCAGTCTGTCCGCGTCGTCGCCACTCCGGTATTCCAGAGTGTTCACCCCGTTGTCGTCCAGCACCTTCCGCGCCTGGGCGGAGATGTCGCTGGGCACCACCGCCGCCGCGATTTCGTCAAAGCCGACGGCCCGCATGGGCTTGGCCTCGAAGTATTCCGTGGGAAGCTGCGCGGCGTCACGGTATAGCTGTCTGAGCTCCTGGGCAATATCCTTGCCGATGGTGTACCCGTCCTTGCTCATGGACCGGGTGATACTGCTCTCCGTCTTAGCCCCACGCGCCGCGTTGATGATGGCCGCCGCGAGAAGGTCATACTCTTCAAAGCGGTTGTCACTCCAGTGCTTGGTGGAGCTGTATATCCGCTCCACGGCGTCTGTGATTCTGGCATCCAGGCCCTTTTTCAGTTGCTCAAATTCTTCCTGGTCAATCGCGCCCAGTCTGCCGCGATCCGCCCTAATTTCCTCAACGTTCCGGTATTCCGGCGTCGTCACGCTTTGCAGGGACCCGGCGGTAACGCCCCAGGTGCTCGCCCCGCGCTGCGGCTCCGAAGCCATTGCCCGCACGATGTTCTCCAGCGTGTACGGGTCATAGAGTGAATCCCATTCGCGCCGGTTTCCTGCGGACGTGTAGATGTCCTTCTGGTTGCGGATTCCCTTCTTAGCAACAAGACCGCTTGCCAGGTCGTTCAGCCATGCGCGGTACTCGGCTTCTGTTCCCTCGGTATTGAACTCCTGCCGGATTGCCGTCCTCAGTGCTTCCGTATCAACTTCCGCCCTGCTGCTATCGTTCTCCATCTGCAATACGGCGTAAAGGATGCTGTTAAGTTTGGAATACGGCTGCTCCTTGCTGTATAGCGCATCGGCCACACGCTCGACCGTGGCACGGTCTGCTTTCCCCTTGGCGAGGGTTTTCTGGATGTAGTCCCGTTTGAGCCATTCCCGCAGTTCGGGCTCGATCTTCATTGTTTCATCGTAACCCGCGCTAAAGAGTTCCTGCACATTATACTTGGCGGCGAGCTCCCGGAGGGATTCGTTGCTCATGTACTGAGAGTACGCCTTTTCTTTGGTCGGTGCTCTGTCAAGCCTCCCGGCTTCTTTCAGGAAAGCATACTTCAATGCGTCCTCGTTGCCGTAAGCGGTGGCGAAGTCTCCGTTGTGGCGATTCAGTTTGTCTTTGAGGTTGTCGTCATCAATGTACGTCTTGATGACATCCGCGTCTTCGCCCAGGATGTTCTCAATGCGGCTGCGCAACGCTTTGGAGGCTTTTTCGTCCAGTTTATAGCCAACCGTCGGGCTGGTCGGCGTCCAGGCGTCGCTGCCGAACACCCGGTTCCTCCGGTCCGCCTGCGGGTCGATGGTGTCCTTGGTGTACACCAGGGAGATGGGCCCGTACTTGGTGTGCCCGGCATCCGCCTTGACGATGGCGATTGACGGCGCGGGAGCCCCGCCCAGCTCGCCCATGTCGATAAGGTTGCGTTCTGTCAGATTATGAACAGCAATCAGATCGGCAGTTTCCTCAGCGGGCATCTCCATAGAAAAGCGATTACCCGTAATCTCGGTGCTGGCGCTTCCCTGCGTCTGAGCGCCTCTGTTGTTCTTCGCCGGCACGACGCCACGCCGCTCTGCCGCCCGGATGTCCTTCTTGGCGGTGGCCTTTGTCCGCACGTCCCCGGCCCTGCCTCTGGCAATGTCCAGCATGTCGAAGCCCGCCCGGTAGTCCGCCAGAAGCTCCTCTATGATCTTGTTCTCGTCGGTGACGCCCAGGGAATTATAGGCCTCCGCATACCTGTCCACAATGCTGGAGAGGTACGGCTGGAGCCTTGCATCGGAAAGCAGCGCGTCCTCCACCGCCTGGCGGTATCCGGGGGCACTCTTGATGAGCTTGTGCAGTTCCTCATGGTCAAGGATTTGCTGCCAGGTGAGTTTGCTGTGGTCGGCCTGGATCAGCATCCGCTTCCTGTCAGCGGAAATCCAGCCACGGAAATTGTAGTCCCCGCTGGAGTCGTTCACACGGCCCTGCCCGATCATGAATTGGAGGTCGATACCGTTCTTTGCCGCCTCCTGCTGCGCGGTGCGCATAGCGCCGTCCAGCATATCCGTCGGCATGATCTGGAACGTCTGGTCCTCCGTGCCTCCGGGTATGCCCTGTTCCGCCGCGCTGGTGAAGGTCAGATCCCGAGCTTCCGCTTGATCGCGGAGGCGATTTGCTCTGGCGTTTTGCTGGGCGAATTGGGTTTCTGCGCTTCGCTGGGCCCGGTTCGCCCGGTACTCCGCGAGGAATCGACCCAAACCGGAACGCCGTTCCGCTCGGTCAAGAATCTCCCGGCTCCGCTGGGTTTCTGCCGCTGCTCTGGCCCGCTCGCGGAAGGAAGTTTGAGGCTGCTGTTCTCCTGCGGCCTCTGCGGTTGCACGGTCGGAAGTTTCAATGGTTCGGCCATTGCTGACTACCTCCTCAGTATTTGTCTCAAGATTACCCTGCGCCTGCGCCTGTGTCAACAGGTTCGTATTCAGGCGGGCATAGCTCTCCACGGCCTGGCGGATCTGCTGCCGTCCGGCAGAATCGTCCCTCACCGTATCGATCAGCCCGGATTCCCGGAGGGCCTGCATGGAGGCAGCATCGTTGATGATCCGCCGCGCGTCGTTCTGGGTAAGCTGTTCGCCGGAGCGCAGCTTGTCCAGCGCCTTGGCAAGGGGATTGCTCTCAGAAGGCGTAGGAGGCGCTGTGCGCGTCTCCGGCTCGGTGGGTGTCTCTGCATGCGCCTGCCCGGATTCTTTCTCGGCGGCTGCCCTGGCGGCAGACGCAGCATCTTCCGCGACACCTCCGGCATAACGGAGCACGTTGCCACCCATGCCCATACCTACACCGGAGATAATGCCGCCCATGGCGTCCAGGGCAAGCCCGGTTATCCACTTCCGCAACGCCGGACCCGTTCCCATCTCGTCAATGTCCTTCAGCAGCTCGCTCTTGTCACCGTTGATCATCAGGTCGGTGACGGTGTTGGCAAGGGTGGTGAAGGCTTCCTCGCTGCCCTCCACAAGGCCCTGCTTTCCGGCGTTGATGATCCAGGGCCCAACCTTTTTTGCCAGTTTGGAGACCCACTTTTCGGTGAGTTTTTCCCCGATGGTCTCTCCGGCCTTCGCCTCGATGGAGCCCACCAGGTTGTCCAGGCTGATTTTCTCAAAGGCATATTCCGCGATGCCGGCGGCGTACCCGGTGAGAAGTGCCTGACCATCAGACGCGCCACGCTCCTTGGCGTCGTACACGGCCTGCTGGGCGGCTCCGCCAGACATGAGGGAGAGGGTGACGGGTTCCGGGACGCCGAAGCGATTCAACAGGAGCTGCGTACCAGAATCGGCTAGGCTCATGCCGGTCTGGTAAGCGAAGGAGGCCAAATTGACGATCCCGGGGATTTCAGCCTTCGGGAATCGCTCCTCCAGGTTCTTGGATACCTCGCTGCGGATCTGCTGCGTGATCTGGCCCGGCGCCTGTAAAGGCGTGTTATAATCAATCGGGCGGTTGTCGCCCATCATCCGCCGGATGTTCTGGACCGTGAGGTCTACCACGCCTGCAATGCTGGCCTGATTCAGCAGAGTCGAAACCGCCGACATTCCCGCAGCGGCCAGCGGGGAGCTGTCCACGATCCCTGCAATATCCTTCTGACGCTGTTGGGCCTTTCTCTCATTGAGCAGATGCTTGATGGAGTTGATATACTCGGTTGCTGCTTTTTGGCCCTCGGTGTTCCACAGGTAGAAGAAAATCGACCTCTCATCGTCTTGGATGAAATTGTACGGGTCGTTGGAGATGCCCTCCACATTGTCGCCGCCCCGGCTGTATACGTTAGCATACATCCGCTTTGCCGGATCAAACGACGCAGCTTTCCAACGCTTGGCGTCTGCCGCGTTTCCGCCGCTGCGCAGAAGGAAATCATCCCTCCCGCGCAGAGAGGCGTATTTCTGATACTGAAGATCGCTGGCCAGTTTGTTATACTGAGAGGCAGCCTCCTGTTCTGCTGCATGGGCGGCGCTGGACTCTTCCGTAGCCTGCTGGACCCATGCCTGAATGTCTGCATCATTGTCACTGTAGGGATTGCCGCCCTTTGCTGTGAGCGCAGCGCCCAGACGCAGGCTTGCACTCAGTGCGTTACCCTTCGCCTGGTCCAGTGCATCAGAGGCAGCTCTTACCTGGTCCTCCGTGGTGCCGGTGCGTGCAAGTCCGCTCGCCCGCTCATACGCGCCGTACATGTTGCGGTAAATCGGCTGAATAGCCCTCAGCTCCTGCTCGGCACGCCTTGCCGCCCGGGGATCGTCGCCCTGCATAACGTCGTGAAGATGGTTCACACGGCGCTGCACGGCGTCAAGATCGCCCTGAGCTTTGTCAATCGCGGCCTGCCGCGCTGTGTTCGCAGCGTTCTCGATCCAATTAACGGGCTGAGAAGCAGACCCTATGCTCCCGGAAACATGCGAGGACGCAGACGGCCCCACGAAGTCTTCGTTCATCTTCGTGGGCGAAACAAGGAGAGACTGCTGCGCAGGCTGACGCTTGACGCTGCCCTGAATCTTGGTCTGTACCTGTTCCTGGGCCCGCTTCTCCTGCTTGGCCTGTTCCTTGATGAAGGCCAAGGCATCTGCTTTCCCGGCGTCTGCGGTGCCTTTAGCCTGGGATTTGATAAACGCGAGGGCGTCTTCCTTGCTGGTGTCAGTACTGGAAGTCTTCAACACGGACAGTTCCCCCTTCCTTGTTGGGCTTCTTCACCTTGGTATACGTCCATTTTCCGGTGTGGGAGTTATATGTTGCCTTTACCTCATCTTCCGCCACAGCGCGGGCGAGCTCGTCCCAGGTGTAGCCGGTTCCATCAACAAATACCCTGCCGCCGGAGATGCTATTCGTCACGCTCTTGGCGGCGTCGGCGGTCCCTGTCTGGGCACCGCCAGTATCTGTGGCGCCGGGAGCGGTATTCCCAACAGAGTCATAACCAATATCGCCCTGGTCAAACTGCTTGGAAAGCATGATGTCCTCCGGGCTTGCGCCTTCCCGCATGGCGTTGCGGATATGCACATCCTGGCTTCCGCCATAAGGCGTAGTGACCAGGTCGTTCAAGTAACTGAGATAGTCCGGGCGTGTGTTGCTGCCATACGGCGTTTTTTCCGTTACTGGGGATTCCGTTTCCTCCGCCGGGGGATTGCTGCCGCCGGGGCCATACCCTCCGGCGGACTGCTGAGACGCGAGCCAAGCGTCCACGTCGATTCCCAGGGCCCGCAGGCCGGAGTAATCGCCATACTGCGCCCTCCGCTGGGCGTCCTGCCACGCCTGATCCTGCTCGGTGATAGCGTCAAGCCTCGCCTGCCGCTCCCGGTCAAGCCGGTCCTGCTCCCGGGCATAATTGGTCTCGTCATCATAGATCTTCCGCTGATACGCCGTCTGCTCCGCGTTTTGGGTCCGGGCAATGGCGTCCGCGTTCTCGCCCGCTGCCAGATTGTACTGATCCCGGAGTTGGCCGAGCCGGTCCCCGTATACGCCGTACTCGAAGCTCCGGTCCGCGTTCAGGGCGTCCAGGGCCTGGAGCTGCCGCTGATACTCCTGGAGATACCGCTGGTACGCCTGCTGGTACAACTCGGGGATCTTGTCCGCCATCTGGGCGGAGTAGTAGTTCCCCGCCTGCTGCGCCGCCGTCATGGCCGCCGTGCTGGGCCTGCCCCCGGTCATGGCGGCATACTGCCCCATGGTGTCCTCGCTGGCCCGCCGCCCCTCCCGGGCGTAGGTCTTCCGGTAGGAGGAATATACCGGGTCCGTCTCCGGATCATAGGAGAAAGCCCCGTAGTTCAGCACCTTGTCCATGGCCCCCCGGTAGTCCGGGGCCCGGGAATAATCGAAGGGGCCATACCCGTTCACCGCCTCCCGTGCGGCATTCTGCGCCTGCTGCGTGGGGGAAAGGTCGTACAGGCTGCCGTCCCCGCCGCCGGTAAAGCCCTTAGTCCGGTTCAGCTCCGTCTGCTGCTGATGGTACACCGCCCTCTGCTCCGGCGTGGCGGCGGCAGCGTATCCCACCTTGTTGGACGTGGTCCCCCAGCCGTAATCCGGGTCCGCCTCTGCCAGGGCGAGCTGCTGGGCCGAAAATTGGCCGTACACTCCCGCGGCCTTGGCCCATTCGTCCCAGGTCTTGTAATTCGGATTCTGATACCCGTTCATTCTCGTTTCTTTCCTCCCTTATAGCCTGTTCGGGCTGCCCTCATATACTTCCGTGGTGATGCTGTGTACGATGCAGGGCCCGGTCCCCTGGAGCTTCAGCCGGAAGTGGTCGCAGCGCCGGGGGATCACCGGCAGATACCAGCTCTGCTTCCGGGCGGACTGCTCCGCCGTGATGCTCTGCACCGTGATCCAGTCCCCCCCGCCGTCGTAACGGATCAGGATCCCCGCTGCGCTCCCGGCGGGCAGCTCCAGCCGCACCAGCACCTTGGAGATGGTCTTCTTGTTGGGGCTGGGCCTGCTTCTCCGGCTGTTCACGTTCTGTCCGTAGTAGTCCCCAAGCTCCGCCCACCAGGAAACCGCCGCCTCCGCCGTGCCTGCGGCCCCCGTGTCCGTCGTCCAGAGCTTCCCCGGCACGGTCACGGGCTCGCCTCCCGGCGTCTCTGAGGGCGTTGTGGAGGCTGCTGTGAGGCATTCCACGCTCCCCGGGCTCCCCGGGGCGAAGAAGGCCCCCTGCGTGGCGTCCTGGATGTGCCATACCTGCCGCATGGCATCGAATACATACAGCAGCCAGCCCCCGTTTTCATCCTGCGCCGACAGGTAGTATTTCAGGCCGTCGCTCCCGCCGACGCCGCCGGACAGCTTCCGCCCGATAGACTCCCCGATGGACTGCGGTATCCCGCCCGCGTACACCACAGGCCCCACCCGGGAGAGGTAATACAGGCTTTCGTTGGCTATCGCCAGGCTCCGCCCGCAGCCCTCCATCACCCCGAAATCCGGGGCGCTCTGGGGCTCAAAGTTGGCGGGCCGGGACCCGTACACCTTGAAGATATGCCGCTCCTTGAAGAAGCAGGGATACCCCAGAAAGCTGATGCATCCGGTGAAGTCCCCCTCCGTGCCGCTCTCCCAGCTCCAGGAGTCCGTGCTGAGCCCGTCGAACACGTTCCAGTTGTACGGGTCCCCCAGTTTGGAGCAGCGGATGGTGTCCCCCTTGCAGCCCCATACCCGGTTCTCGTTCACGCAGATCCAGTCCAGGTCCGGCACGGTCCGGGCCACGGTGATGCCTGCCGCCGTGCTGTCGTCAGTGAAGCTGTTCTCATAGAAGCGCAGCTCGTCCCCCTCCACCTCCCGGACGATGATGGTCTGATTGTTCTCCGCCTGGGCGGAGCCGGAGATCGTCACGGCGTCCCCCGCCCGGAAATACGTCCCCCAGTCGAAGGAGGAGGACGCCGCCTTGATGGTGTTTCCCTCCGCCGCCTCTCCGGCATAGGTGCCGTCGGTGAAGGTCGCGGATACGGTGACGCTCGCCTCCAGGCTCCCCACCGTCCAGGCCGTGGCCGGGGCCACGGGGGGCGTGAGCACCTTCTTGTCCGGCCACAGGAGCACCCGCTCCCCCAGAGCGGCGAACACCTTGGGCCCGTCCGTCACCGCGGCGGCGCTCGCCCCGTCGATGTACAGGGCCGTCCCGTCCACGGTAAACCGGCTCCCCCCGGCCCGAAACAGGCCGTTGGGCTTGGTCACGCTCCCCAGGTTCACCCGCCCCGGGCGCACGCTGAGCCGGGGAAAGTCCCCGCTCCACAGGTTCCGCATATCGAAAAGGTCCCCGTCCTCCGCCCCGGCGGTGTGGTTCAGCCCCCCGAAGGCGGTCTGGGGAAACTGCCGGATCCGGTCTCCCCCGGGCAATGTGGGCAGTTTCATGCTGTGTCCTCCTAAATCTAGTAGTCATGAATCGCTTCCGTAGATCAGGGATCCGCTTCCCGCATTATAATAATACCGGTCTTCCATGATCTCGTGCAGACAGGCGGTTTGATTTTCAGCGAGCGCCGGTCGATAATCCCGCACCAATTCCGACCCTTCGTAAATAGTGAAACCGTATATTTTGCCGGTTATTGCACAGCCGCTCCCCCATCCGTAGAGCGTGCCTATGGCCAAAGGATATAGAGAGTTTGTCGGATGTGCGTTTTCCAACGTAATTTGCCCTGTAAGAGTGCCGTCCATGGCTTCCCAGGCAGCATTATATCGGGTCACATCGAAACGCATTTTGGTGTCATATACATCCCGCCCAGGAGCAGCCTCGCCGTGAACGCCTCCGGATTGCAGCCCAAAATACCCCAAACTATCGCCGCCGACAGAAAAGGAAAAATTGTCGGTAGAATAAGCGCCCGAACGGCTTCCGAACAGAAACGAGCCGCTATATGCCATCACGGGCCTGATAGTTGCGACAATCTGAATCCTTGTATACGGCGTTGCCAGATAATCGCTGTCGATCCACTCCTGCCCGAAAAACTGTAAATAGTTATTATATACAGGCACTGGCTGCGGCCTCCTTGAGGCCGCTCCCCACCCCTTCAGCTGCCGCCCCACAGCCAGTCCGGCAAGGAAGCTGTTCTTGTCGTACTGCATTGCCCCTCCTTACTCCCAGATGATCTCCGTCTCGTGCCCGCTGCCGTCCGTGATCAGCACGGGCCGGTCCTGGGAATCGAACTCCACGGCGTAGGAATTGACGATCTCCCCGTCCAGCGTCTCGGTGAAGCTCCCGTTGTCCCAATCGGAGAAGTCTATCTCCGTGGTCTTCCGCAGCCCGGTGATGTCCGTATACCCGCCCCCGGCGGGATCCCCGATGAATATGCCCTGCCTTTCCCCGAAGCGGTTCAGGAGCCAGAGGTCGAAGCTGTTCCGGTTCTTCCGCAGGTAACCCTTCCCCCGGTCCGGGTCCGAGCTTGAGCCGTACCCCGCCCCGAAGACCAGCTCGGGGATCTTCGTGGTCACGCCCTCCTCGGTCACGTCCTCGAACCGGTAAGTCCCCTTGACCAGTTCATTGTACTGATACACCGTCACGGGCCAGGCCGTGGGCTCCAGGCTCGTCATCCGGGTATGCTCTGCGTCCGTCCACCAGAAGCACCGGCTTCCGTGGTGCAGCTGCTCCGTCAGGGGCGCGCCGTTTTCCGTCTTCACCGTGCCGGTGAGGAAGTCGATCTCCTCATCGTGGATGTGCAGGTAGTCCAGCGCTGCCGTGTTCCCCGCCAGATACCGGGCGGCCTTCTGATAGTCCGTCCGCAGCTCGTCCACCACCAGGTCGGCGATGGCCCCGTACTCCGCGTAAAGCTCATTGGTGATGACCGTGTTGGAGATGACGGTCTCCGTGACGATCTCATTCCCCCAGTCCTTCATCTCCGCTTCGTTGAAGTTCTCCGGGGAGAGGTTCCGCAGGATGTACCGCAGATTCTCCAGCAGGAGGAAGACGTAGTTGTACAGGGCGTCCACCTTCTGCTCCGTGGATTCCCGCCCGGTAAAGGACGGGAACCCGTTGTCCAGCGCCGCAAATTGTGTAGGCATGGCGTTACCTCATTTCAGCCCGATCTTCACCGCGATGTACGCCAGCAGGGCCGTCACCACCCATGTCAGCACCTGCTGGCTGATGCTGTCCCACCTTCGGGCGGGCTTCATCCGCAGCTCCTGGAGGGTCTGGGACATCTCCCCAAGCTTGGTGTCGATCTGGTCCAGCCGCTGCCGCAGAAGCGCAAGGGCCACGTCCCCGTTGTGCAGCCGCTCCTCCGTGGCGTCCATCCTGCGCCGCAGCTCCTCGAACTCTCCCCGGGTCACGGTCTGCTCATTCATGCCTGTCCACCTCCGGCAGCCCCGTGGCAATGCTGGTGAGGATGCTCAGCACCCCCGCCAGGGCGGAGGCGGAGGCCACCACGGCCCAATTCACGTCGCTCAGCACGGCGCTGGTGCCGATGGTGGCGATGGCGGTCTGGGCGATGGTCCGCAGAGCGCGGATCCCCGCCGCCCGGATAAACTGCTTCATTTCAGATCCCCCTTTTCCTTCGCTGCGTTGTACCGCTGGAGCATCACGGCCAGCTCCTCCCGGGTGACGGGCTTTTCAGGCCGGAATGTCCCGTCCGGGTAGCCCTCCATGATCCCCGCGTCAATGGCCCACCGCATGGCCTGCTCAGACCACCGGCCTTCATAGTCCTTCGGCATAGGCTCATCCTTGTACTGCGGGCGGCACACGCCCACGATCTGCGACGGATAGCGGATCCTCAGCGCCACGCATCCGCCGTTGTTCTGGCTCCCCTCGTACCCCGTGGCAGTGTTTCCCTCGACGGTGTAGATAACGGTTCTCCCGTTCTGCACAGGCGTATCCTCCACCAGCCCGCAGTGCTCCGGCTCCGTCCCTCCGCGGAAGTTCAGCAGGAGGATATCCCCCGCCCGCACCTCCTCCGCCGGGACCGTCTGCCCCTGCTCCCTGTACCACCGGTACAGCATCCCGCAGGAGGCGGTCTTGGCCCCGCCGAAAAACGCGGACCCTTCCCCCGCCTCCCGGAAGCACCACCAGAGGAAGGCCGCGCACCAGGGCTGCCCCTGCCACGCCGGATCATACGCTTCCCAGTACTTCGTCCGATTGCTCCCGGGCGGCGATTCCGTATACCCCAGCTCCCCCCGGGCGGTCTCCAGCACCTTGCTCAGGCTCATTCCCCGGCCTCCTTTCTCCTCATCGAAAGCACCTCCGCTTCCCGCCGGTTCCTCAGCAGCAGGGCGAGCTTCCCCGGCTGCGGATCAGAGTACTCCACGCTCACCGGCCCCCCGTCCGCCCAGATGTTGTTCCGCCCAAGCAGGGCGCTGACCTGCCGCGGCGTGAGCTGGTAGGTGATCGGATTAATTAGGGCAAAATACATCTGTAGAGGATGTTCGGAGAAATACTCGTAAATGCTCTCCCGCGTGGTTCCCACAACGCTGCTGGAAAAGCGCATGTTCCAGGAGGTACGATACTGGTCTGACACGCGGAACTCATTGATCTGAAGTGCCTCCGTATCCCTTTGCGGATTGTATTTTGCCATATTGCATAACGCTTCGGCTCCGGTGGCGAACGGAGAGCCGGTGCTATTGTACATCCAAAAAGAGGTGCTGTTGTCTGAGGCCCTGGTCTGCACAGAGGTGATGGAGCTGATTGACTGCGGCCTGCCCACCACCATATGCGTCGCCGTCAGCACCCCGCTCAGCACATCCAGCGTCCCGCCGTATACCGTGCCCGCCTCGGACTCCCAGGAGATGGGGATAACGTCTCCGGCGTATGCTTCGTATGCTGTGGGGGCATAGCCGAGTTCGAGTTGCGGATACAGTTTTATGTCGTAGGTATTTGCGATGTTGTATTCATAACCAATATCGTACTGATTGTACCATCTAACTCTCTGCCTTGTGCTTGGCTTTGACAAAGTGAACGGTACTCCAGCCAAGAACAAATCACTTGTGTTATCCGAATAAACTACTTCTAACTGTATTTTTTTGATTTCGTTCGGAATGTTGCCACCCATCGAAAAAACACACTCAACACCCGGCAACAAGTTTGTCTCAATGAAAATATCACCTCCTCCTACGCAATAGGTTGATGTAAATTTCAATGTTGACGTTCCGTAAATGTGAAAACAATTCTGTGTGGGATCATACTCAAATGTAATGCCGTATACTGTCCTCATAGGATAGTTATGAAGTAAGTTCTTCCCTGCCCTCGTGACCTGCGCCCCCGTCCACCCGCTGATGGGCCGCACGTTCTCCGGGCTGGGGTCCCCGCTCCCCTCCTGCACGGGCCGGATATCCACCGCCAGGCTCTTCAGCGGAGAGCCGTCCCCCATAAAGCTCACCACGTCGCCGGAGGCGGAGGAATAGTGCTTCATCCCGGCGGCCAGCAGGGCCAGGGTCTTGTTCGGCTTCACGTTCATCCCTCCTGTACCGGGTCGTATCTCTGGCAGTACCACCGCAGGTATTCCGACCAGGCGTTGTTGAACATCGCCATGGTGTTCTGTGCCCGGTCGTATTCCCCGTTCGCCAGGTCCGCCTGGGCCTGGAGCCACCAGGTATATACCCCGGTGTACGGAACCCCTGTCTTCAGCGTTTTCGTCAGGTTTTCCGCCGTGTAGGGCAGCCAGTCCTCCAGGCTCTCCGGCGTCTCCAGCCGGATCTCCAGGGCGATCTTTCCCTCGATCTCGCTGAGCCAGTTCAGCTTAACCCCCTGGGAGAAGGCGTTGGGCTTTACGCCGTCCAGATAGTCCAGTGCCTGCTGTACCGTCATCACAGCTCCCCCCAGGTCCCGTCCGCGCCCAGGATCAGGGTGCTCCCGCCCCGCACCAGGGCGATGCTCCAGGGGGCGGGGGCGGCGGTCTTCCCCCCGGTGGACAGGCTCATGCCCTCCGTGGTGGGCAGGTACGCAGCATCATCCGCGCTGTCGCAGCCGTACAGGCAGCGCCGCTTGCCGCTCACCATCTCCTCCGGCGTGTCCAGATACCCCAGGAAGGTCACCCCCGCGGCGCTCCCGCTCCGCAGCACAGGCGCGTCCCTGGTCCCGCCCAGCACCCAGGCTCCCTCCCGGAGGGAGCTGTCAGCGGAGCTGACTGAGGGAGCCCGCGTCTCCTCCCCGTCAAGGATCTCCGTATCCCGTTCCGGGTCAAGCTCCTCCCGGATCTGCTCTCTCTCGTCCATTGTCATGTCCTCCTTTTGCGCAGGAGGCCGGGGTTTCCTCCGGCCTCCTCTCCGTTGCTTACTTATCAGGTTGCGGTGGCGATGATCCCCGCTGCCCGCAGGGAATCCAGCAGCGCCTTGAACTCTGCCGCTGTGGGCGCGGTGCTCGCCGCGTCAGCCACTGCCGCCCCCTGCTTCACCACCCCCGCTTTGGTGGTGGTGGCGGCGGGCAGGTCCACCGTGCCGCTGCTTTTCAGGTCCCCCGTGACCTCCAGGTTGGTGAGCTTCGTGTAGTCAGGCATATCTCAGCCCTCCCGTCAGCTCAGGTCGGTCGCGCCGGAGACGCCCGCGCAGGCGATCCCCCGCCAGTCGTGGAAGCCGGCGGTGAACCGGGCCCGGCCGCGCCATACGTTGGCGTCCGTGTTGTCGTCGATCTTGGAGCTGACCTCCAGGGCCACACGGTCCAGCCAGATCAGGGTGCCGTACTCCTTGTTGTACCGGCTGTCCAGCAGCAGCCAGGGCGCGGTGCCGGAGCTGATGTACTGGTTCAGGTAGTTCCATACGATCACGTTCCAGCGCCCGAACTGGTAGTTGAAGGCGTTGTTGGCGGTGGTGGGCTCCTTGTCCGCACCGATGGCGGCGAACACGGCCTTTTTCAGGCTGTGGATGTTGGGGATGAGGATGGTGTCCGGGGCCACGTCCAGGATCTCCCCATTGTCCCCCCGGGTGTTCTGCATCTTGGTCTCCAGCATCCCAAGGGCGTCGTCGGAGAAGGCGTCGGACCACAGATTGCACTGGGTTACGCCCTTCACCTTGCTGGGGTGTGAGGCGTAAAACAGGTTCTGCCCGTCCGCCCCCTTCAGGTCGAACTTGCCCCCCGCGAACTTCACGCTGCCGTTTCCCTGGATGGCGTTCCCCAGCAGGGCCGCGCCGAACTTCTCCCGGGTGCGGTAATAGGCGGTGATGAAGGCCAGGGGCTTCTTCTTCAGGTCCATGAGCTGGCTGTCCTCGATGATCTTCTTGGAGATGGCGAAGGAGTCCTTCCACTCCACGCTCTCCATCACCTTGGAATAGCCCTCCTCCATGCCGTCCCGGGGATAGGCCCCGTTCTCCCCGGCAACCTGGAACCCGTCCATGGCGGTGAGGCTGGTGAACTTCTCTCCGAAGTGGGTGCTCTTCTCCATGCTGAACAGCTCCTTGATCACGCTGTTCTGCTCGAAGGACTCCCCCTTCTTCTCGACGAAGGACCGGATGGCGGCCTGGGACTTGCCGAAAATGCTGTCGGTAACGCCGCTGGCCTCAGAAAATACGATACCTGCCATTGTGCTCTTCCTCCTTCCTTACAGAAACTTGACCAGGGTGGGATTGCCGGTGCCGCTGCCGTCCACCTTGTCGATGATGGTGGCCACGCCGGAGCTGGTGGTGGCCGTGATCTGCATGCCGTCGGAATGGATGGTGACGGCGGTGCCGATGGCCACGTCCGCCAGGCTGGCCTGGTTGGTGGTCTCGAAGATGATGTCGGGCGCGACGGCGATCACGGGGATCAGGGTGCCCGCAGCCAGGGCGGCGGCCTCTTCGCGCATGCAGATATAGGTAGGCTTGGTGGTGCCGGTGCACTTGACCAGCTTCCCGCTGGAAAGCACCAGCGCCATGCCGATCTTCGGGGCGTCGCTGCCGGTGCAGGGGAGATACTCCCAGGGCTGCACACGCCCGTCCTCATTGCTATGAGGGATAAAACCTCTCATGGGTAATTACTCCTTTCATCGTTTCATTTTTTTCAGGTCCGCGGCGTACATCCGCTGGATCTCCGCCGCGGTGGCCTCCGGGAAGAACACCCGGTACTGCGCGGCGATGTCGCCGGGGACGGACTCCGCGCCGGTCCCCTGGGCCTTTGTGGCGGAAAGATGGTCTTTGCTGGCGGCCTGGAGCCTGGCGGCCTCCGCCGCCTTATTCTGCCGCAGGGAGGCAAGCCGCTCCTCCGCGGCCAGCTTGTAGGCGTCCAGGAAGCCCAGGCCCTTGGAGACGTAACCCCGGAACCGCTCCCCCGCCTCGCTGCGGAGGATCGCGCCCAGGTCCGCCATCTCCGGGTCCATCTCCCGGATCTGCTCCAGCTCCCGCCGGATCCGGGGATCCATGCCTCCGGCGTCCCCGTCCCCCCGCAGGGCCTGGCGCCCCTCGAAGAGGGGAGCTGTCGGCGAAGCCGACTGAGGGGTCCCCCCCGTCTCCCGCTGCAGCTCCTCCCGGGCCACGGCCCGCACGTCCGCCTCCGTGGGCTTCCCTGCGTCGAAGCGCCCCTTCCGGAGCTTGGCCTCGTAGGCTTTGAGCTTTTCGGCGGTGTCCACCGCCTCCCCGGTGGCCGGGTCGGTAAAGCCCATGCGGGAAATGACCTCGTTCATCTCCTGCATGGCGGCCTTCCGGCCCGCCTCCTCAGCCTCACGGCGTCTCCGCCCCCACGCCTGCCGCACCCGCTCCTCGGGCGTCTGTTCCGGCTTTTTCTCCCCAGTGTCCTTTTCCCGCCCCTCTGCGGGCTGGCTGGCCCCGTCTGTATCCGTGCCCTGCTCCTGCCCGTCCTGTGTCTCCCGGGCGGCTTCCCGCCCCTCCTCGGGGGCGTTATCGGCGGTCTCCGCGGCGGAGTCTGTATCCTCCGCCGCGTCCTCCCCCGTTTCGATCTCAAAAAGCGCGTTGTAATCGATGTTGTCCATGATATCCTCCCTTTTTGCGCCTGGGCGGCGAACAGATTTTTACGCTGTTCAGTGCGAATTTTGTCATTGCGAGGCCCCGGAGGGGCCGCGGCAATCCGTTCTCCTTACTTGCTCCGGAGATCGCTGCCCTTTTTGACGGTGCCTTTGCCCTTCTTGGGGGCGGCCTGGGCCGGGGCCTTCACCACCTGGCTCCCGGTCTGCTGGATCTTCCCTTTATAATCGGCCATCGCTCTCTCCTCCTTCCTGATGGTTTTTGCCCTAAACGAGGAAAAAGAGCACGTTAAGCGTGATTTTTGCTCATTTCAGGGGAATTTTTGCGCGTTATCTGCGAAAACCGGCGTTTTTGCGCTGCTGCCCTGCGAAATAGGCCCTTTTCCGCTGGCCGGGCGAATATGGATTCAGGCCGTCGGCCTGGCTCTCCCCATCATGGCGTCCCGGCGGGCGTCCTCCATGGCGGCCCGCTGGGCCTCCAGCGCGGCCTGCTGTTCCGCCCGGCCCCGGTCATAGTCCCGCTGCTCCGCCTCCAGGGCGGCCTGCCGCTGCTGGGCCTCCATGGCCGCCTGCTGCTGGGCGGCCTGCTCCTGCTGCATGGCCCGGATCCGCTGCTCCATGAATTCCCGGGCGTCGCTGGCGTTGGGATAGTGGAGCTTTTCCATCTCGGTCCAGTACATCAGGAGGGTCTGGGGATCCTGGGGACTCCCGAAGGCCCCCAGCTGGAGCATCTGCGTCATCTCCTGCCACATCTGGGGCCGGTTCGCCGCCAGGGGGGCGGAGGTGTCGCAGGAGAAGAGGAACCGGTCGTCGTCCAGGATGCAGTGCCATTTCCCCGCGGCGTCCCGCTCGTAGAAATCATACCGGCTGAACTCCTCGTACTGGGCCGCGCCCCGGTTGTCCTCCGCAACCACGGGCCGGGGCTCGTCGGCGTAGGCTACCTTCAGCTGCACGATGCGCTTGAAGAGCTCCGCATACGCCGCCTCCTTCAGCACTCGCTTGCTTTCCAGCCTGCCCGCGCTCTGCTGGGCGGCAAACTGCTTTGCCACGCCGGACTGCGCAGTGGTGTCCCGCCGCCCCTGGAAGGAGTCCGTGATCCCCAGGGCCTGCCGCGCCTCCTCGTACACCTGGGCCAGATACGCCATCTCATACTGGAGGTCCCCGGAGAACTGAAACAGGCCGATGGCCGCCTTGTCCGCCGGATTCCCGATGAACCACCGCTCCCCGTCCTCGGGATCGTTCCGGAAGTCCGCCCGGTCCGGCAGGGTGATCCGCGTCCCAGCCTTGATGAGCCGGTCGATCATCTTTGTCTCCATGCGGGAAACCGTGTTCTGCTGGTCCTCGATCTTGTCCACATCCGAATCCCCCAGGAGCTGCCCGAAGAGGGATACGTTCCGCTGGAGGAACACGGGGAAGCAGTCCGGGTGATAATACGGCAGCTCCGCGGGCTGGATCCGCACCACGGGCCCCGCCGGGGTCTCCTGCATCACCGGCTGCCCGCCGATCTGCTCCCCCAGGGGCGTGGTGATGGGGGAAATGATCTCCTCCACTTCCTCCGCCCGCTCCGTAAGCCGCCCCCCGCACTCCGGACAGGTTTTTACGCTCCTGTCCGGCTCGGGCCTGCCGCATTGCTCGCAGCGCCGGAGCTTCCGGGCGGCGTAGTCCTCCAGGTCCTCCAGCACCGTGTCGTTCACCCAGGAGAGCTTGCCGATCTTCCCGCACTCGCCCCGGTAGTACACCACGTACTGGGTGACCAGGTCTTCCGCCTCGGCGGCCTCGCTGCCCAGGGTCCGGACCTCGGGTTTTTCCTCCCCCTCGTCCACGTCCTTCCCATACCGGGCCTTGATCCCCGCCCTGGTCTGGGGCAGCCGCAGGGCAATGGCGTCCATATCCTCCACCCGCCCGAATACCCCGTTCTGGGGGATCACCTGCTTGGGGTGCAGCAGCGTTACCGCCACGTCCCCCACGGTGCTGTGGGTCCTGGCGGAGTTGTCCCATTCCACCAGCCAGAAGGCCCCGCCCTGGATGGGGATGGTCCGTTCCGCCTGGTCGTTCAGCTCCTCCATGGGCAGCCGGTCCAGCTCGTTCCGGAGCATATCCTCCAGGATCTTCGCCCGCCCTTCGTCCGCCTTCCGCCGGGCGGTCACCTTGGGCTGCGGAATCACGCTGTTTACCTCGCTCTCGATATTCTCCGCAATGATGTTCCGCAGGTGGGCGGTCTTGCGATAGCTCCCGTCCTTGGCCCTGTCCTTGGCGGTGAGGGGCTCGATCTCCCGCACCTCTCCCCGGTACAGCGCCTCCCGGTGATCCATCCGGGAAAGCTGATCCCCATAGGCGCTCTCCTGCCGGGATACCCAGTCCTGCCAGTATGTCAGATCGTGCTTCATGCTCTCTTTGCCTCCACCAGCGCCCTGGCCAGATCGTCCAGGATCATATGCGACACCCGCTCCAGCATGGCGTCTCCCTCGAAATACAGTGACATTTTGAGATGCATGAGCTCATGCACCAGGGTCTTTTCTGCATCGTAGGGAATCACCCGCTCGCCGTAGAATATGGGATCGATCAGCTCAATCCTTGCGGTCTTGGAACTCTCCTGATAATCCACGCACCCGTCCGCTTCCGGGTCCGCCATATTCTCCGGTCTGCAATTGGTCAGCAGCTTGATCCTCCAGCTTTGCAGGCCCAACCTTTCCTTCCACTCGATCAGCAGCTTCTGCAGCTCCTCGTCCGTCATGCTCTTTTTGCCTCCCTGCTAAGCAGCCCAATTGCGGCCTCAACATGCCACAGAGCCTCATCATCCTGCTCCCTTGCTCGGCAGCGCAGTCTGTCCCGGACGATCTCCAGCAGATCAGCGTCGGTCATGCCCAGTCCTGTGCCGTGCTCCATGAGCACCACGACCCCGCCGCCGGTGTCTCTCTGCTGGACGAGATATCTGTACCAGATACCGTCTTGCCCTGGGGATCGCCAGCGGAAAATATCATTGTGGCTCCTGCTCATTGTTACAAGCTGATCTCCGCGGAGTTTTTCGATTATTTTTGATTTTTGCTGCTCCGTCTTTTCCCCCGTCAATTCGGCGCCCCCCATTTCTCCGCCATCCGCGCCCGGTCCTCCGGGCCCGCGGCGTAGTAGTCCTCCAGCATGTCCTCCGTCCATTCCCGCTTCATCGGCGCGGCCTCCGCCTCCACCGTCATCCGCTGCTGCGGCCGGATGTACCAGGCGATGGCCAGCGCCATCACGCAGTCGTCGTGCGCCCCCGGCTCCGCCGCCGGCCGCATCTTTTCATCCCGCACAAAGGTGAGCATCTCCTCCAGGGTCGGGCGGTGGTTTACGCTCCCCAGGGCCTCCCGCATGGCCTCCACCAGCCCGGAGATCATCACGGGCCGGGTCACCGCCGTGGTCCGCACGCCGTAGGCCTGCCGGATCGCCCCCGTGAAGGTATCCTCCGCCTCCCGGACGTACTGCCGCGGGTACCCCAGCTCCTCCAGCCGCTTTGTGGGGTAGGAGGAGAAGTTGGCCTCAATGCCGATGAGCGCGTCGTTGTAGTACCGCCCCAGGCAGTACGCCTGCTTGGCGTAGGTGTCCTCGTCGTATTGGTGCCGCAGCACCGCCACCTGTGCCCCTGTGCGGTTGTCCAGCACCTGGGCAACGAACCAGTCCGACCCGGCCCCCGCGGTGTCCCCGCCGATCACGTAGGGCACACCGTCCTCCGGCTCCCGGAAGATCTGGATGGGCCCGCCCTCCTCTGTCTGCCACGCCCATTCCGTGATCCGCGCCCGGGGATCCTCCGCCGTCCCCGGGGCCTCCCGGTAGGTGAAGAACCCCTCCCGCTCCGGCGCGGGGATCTGCTGCAAGCGCTCCCCCACCGCCTGGGCGTTGAAGATCGTCTTCCCCGTGACCCCCCACTCCCCCAGGCAGTACACCTGGTAATAGTATGGGTCCGTGTCCCGGAATCCCTCCAGGGTGGCGATTGCCTCTGCGTCAAGGAATCGGTTGTCCTTGTATGTGCTCCGGTGCGTCCGCGCCCGGGGGTCCGGCTCATCGAAGAACCGCCGCTTCAGCCAGTGGGTGATGCTGATGGGGTTAAAGCTGAGAATGATCTGTTTATAGTACCGGGTCTCCCCCCGGAGGCGGATATCGAGCTGATTGAAATCGGCCTCGGTGAGCTCGGACGCCTCCTCGATCCAGATGCCCGTGATGTTGTAGATACTCTTCAGCTTCTCCACATCGTCCAGCCCAGCGAAAAGGATGAGGCTGCCGTTGGGAAAGCGTATCTCCAGCTCCCCGGAGAGTATCCGCGCCCCTGCGTCCGGGTAATGCTCCGCGATCTGGCCACGGAGCTGGGCAAAGCAGGAGTCCGCCAGGGTCCGGGCCACCTTCCGGCACACCAGCCAGCGGTGCCCGGGCTCACTCGTCACACGCTCCAGGACCTTCCGCCCGGCGAAAATGCTCTTGCCGGACCCGCCACCCCCGCAGAGGACCAAATATCGGTGGTCGTCCTCGTATAGTCTCCAAAATGCCGTGTTAGTGGACGCCCGCAGAGCCACCCAGCGGCGCATGATCTCCGCATCACTCATCGGTCCCCAGGAGTTCCCGCGCCCTGGCCATCATCTCCGCTAGAGTGACGGGCTCCTCCTCCTGGTGTACGTCGGCCACAATCGGCTGCGCGGCCTTGCCCAACAGCCTGTCCAGCACAATCTCCGCCGCCCGGAGTTTGTCCCCTTGTCTGGCATCAGGATCGTCCAGGATTGCTTGGAGGGCGGACACCGCCTTGTCGCCCAGCGGCAGGAGCGCGTCCTTGAGATTGGACGGGAGTTTCGGCCTCCCGTTTCCCGCGTTGTTGCCCTTTGTAAACCGCCCCGTCTTGGCGTCGCGTTTGCCGTTAAAGGGCCGTTTATTCGGCGCAGGAGCAGAGGCGGCAACTCCGCCGCTCTTATCGTCCAGCATCATCACCGCCTCCTATCTGTAATGTTACATACGTTCCACTCATCCGATATGATTATATCGAACAGATGTTCGCTTGTCAACGGCCGGCAACGTGGTCTGGTCGGCTCCGCATTCCGGGCACCTCATGATCTCCTCCTATACTCAGCATATGAGCAGGCCTTAAATACGCTCTTTCGGTTTACCCACCGCGCAAAGCTGATTTGCTCGGCGCTCGGGTATCCTCCATCATAATCCCGGTATGGCTGTGCAAACGGCTGTACCCCCATTGCGTCCAGGGCCAAAGCCCGCCGCTCCGCCTCCTCCACGTCCTGGACAAGCATATAGGCCCAAAACCTCGACGGCGCGATGCCTGCCTCTTTCATGTACGCGGTGGCCTGCTCGATCACGGGGAGCATTTCCTCGGTGTCGCATGACAGGCGGACAAACCTGATCCAATGCAATCTGGACAGGAGCGCCGCGTTTTCCGGGGTGATGAGGCGGGCGTCCAATCCCTGGTTGAAATCCACCCAGACGGCCTCGCCGCCCATGTCCTCGATCTGCCGAATGCCGTGGTCACAGGCCAGGACGTTGTTGTCCATGAAAACGATGTTTCGGCTGTCCGGGCGCTTGATGTCCCGCCAGGTGGCCGCCGGCCTGATCTTGCCCTCCTTTTTCGGGACGATGCACCACGGGCAGGCCCTGATGCAGCCGCGGGTCAAAAATCCGATGGCGTAATCCACGCCGGGGTATATCGAATAGTCCGGGGGTGTGACCTCAATCTCAGGCGGAAGGCTGCCGTAGTCCTTGTACCCGGTGCCGCCCCTGATGATTTCGTCGGCATAAATCACGGTGTCGATGTCCGGGGAAAACGTGAAAACCTTGCTCATGTAGACCCGGTCGTAACGGTTGAAGCCGATCCACCATTCCACGGCGTCTCCCTGGGCCTTGTGCCATGCCGCGATCCGCATGAGGGCCAAATTCGGGAACGTGTCGCCGCGGCGCCGGTACCTGGCGTGGTAGCCGTCCACGTCAATCAGGCCGATCTTCATTCCGTCCCTCTTTCCTGCCCAAAGTCTTTCCCCATCGTTGCTTATATTCCTTCGGCGGTGTTCTCCTGGGAAACAGGGTTAGCTGCTCATGCTGGTGTCTCTCCCGGTACCGTGGCCCATCCCAGGATGGCTTGCCGCACTTGGCGGCCTCCAGTTCCCACCCCGCAGCTTTCAGGCTTGTCCCCGGCTCACTTTCCAGGATGAAGGTGATGATTCTGCTGTACCCTTCCTTTCGCGCTCTCCTGGCCGCCGCCCCGTAGAGGCATGAGCAAGCGTTCCGTGTCCCGTCGCTGCATAGCCTGGTAATCTCCAGTGTGTGTCCGTCGTCCAATCTCCTGCCTACCGGGCGGCCAACGATGCACACGCCACATAGCTCCCCGTTTTTATAGGCTCCCAGGCTCCACTTGTGCCCACGCGCCGCGTCATGGTGCCGGTGGTACTGGATGACGAAGGCATTAGCCTCATGCAGAGAGATTTCCTGAACCTTCATTTTTCCATTTCCTCCATCGTCATCTGCTCCATTGATCCTCATGGCTCGAAGCCCTCCATGACGATCTGCAATTACCGTCCGTTGCCCTGCCGGATCATACCTCTCTCCGATGCCCCGACCATACGGGGGATTGCACCACACCACTTCACCCGCCCAGGGTTGGGCCAGACCATCATCTTCCGGGGAAAAGTATCTGGTGCACTTCGCATTGCTCTCTGTGGCGCAGGCGTCCAGGGAAAAGTGGAATATGGCGTCCAGCCGGTTGAATAGCTCCGGTGGCGTCTCCCAATCCTGCCGGATGCTCGTCAACATACCTTTGTTCACGGGTAATACCTCCTCCTCCGGCTCCGGCTTGCCCTCCAGGCGGCACTCCGCAGCACTCGCCGGGGAACAGCAGATTACGATAATCACGATCACGACTAGGCAGATAATCATGAGGCCAGTCCACGGGTTATCATCCATCATCGTTTGTGTCGCCTCCGTCAGCGTACATCTTTCTGCCGCCGCATTTTCGCCATATATTCATCATATTGTCCATCCACAGCATACTGTCCAGATCTGGATTGTCTTTCACGCAGCGGATGAAGCTAAGCTCCAGAAAGTCAAGCAGAGATTCCGCTTCTCCTTCCGTCAGTTCAACTTTCACGTCTCTACCTCCTGCCTCAGCCAGTCGCGGATGCACTCGTTACAGTCACCGTATTGACTGCACCACGCCCCCCCGTCCTCATCTTGGATGGTTACACACAGGCTTGCGTGTCCAATGTACGCCGCCAGTTCCTCGTCCGTCATGGCCCGGATGTTGTCAGCTCGTGAGATAGCTCTGCGCTTGTGGTCTTTTCCGCTCGGATAAACGGTCATTCCCGCCACCGTCATGTCCTTCACTTGGTTGAAATGGAAAGCATCCAGGGCGCGGTCTGCATCCCGGCATCCCAGTTCTCCGTTGATGACGATGGAGGTAAACCCGGCGCGGCATCCGTAATCGCCGTATGCCTCACAACTTTTGCACTTCACGCCTCTACCTCCTTTCGGTCAGCGGGGATGATGGTGGGAGCCATAGCCAGCTCATACGCCGAAATCCACCGTTCGCCGTCGTGCATCATAACCGTTGGTACGCTTTCTTCCATCGGCAATACATCCGCATCTATCAGCCTACCATGTGACGGGACGGGGACAAGAGGACACTCGCTATGCAACCTTTTTTCTCTAATAGCATTGGTATATTCTGCCCACAACGCAGGTACACTCGGCAAAACTTCACAATGCAAGCTATCACCCAACGGGCAATCCTCACAGCTTGTCGGCATCTCCATGTTTGGTATATAAACTCCCATGCTCATTCCTCCAAAAACTGTTTCATCGGCTGATGATTCCATGATCTGATTGCTTTCCACGGTTCTTCATAGGCGTCAGTCCGATGCCCGCACTTTCTACACCAGATGTATGTGCCGAACGAATGCCCCGTGGGGATGCCACAAAGGAAGTGCTCAAACCCTTCTCCGATCCGTTCCACGCCTTCGCCTCCGCATTTCTCACACGGCTGCAAATCAAACTCACTCATGCTTCCTCCTTCGGTGGCTTCCTTCTGTATTCGCGCATCTTTTTGGCGAACAATCTGGTCTCCTCCTCCGTCAGGCCGACACAGGTATTCCCCACGCCCTTCATGTCAAGGAGATTCTTGTCATAGCTCTGCATGATTGCTGGTCCGTGCTTCTTTTGCAGGATGCACACAGTCTGAACATAGGCAGCGCCTTTATGCTCCCGCTCATACACGACGGCGTACCGGCTTTCTTCGTTTTTGACGAAGCCCAGCTTCGCCAGCTTTTTGTCTGTCCTTGTGATTTTCATTATGTTTCCTCCTTCGGCGGCTCCGCCTGCTTATACGCTGCCTCCAGATGCCGGATCACCTCGCCGCCATACGCATTACGCGTTAGCTCAATAAACTCCTCCACCGTGCGGGTTTCGGCGTCCACGTTTATCCCGTGGTCTCGCGCAAACTGAGCGCGGCCCATATCACACGATCCCGTGAGCCGATGATGCCAGTCGTACAGATCTCGGCATGGGTATTTCACCCCAAGCAGATGCGCCTTGAAAAATGCATCAATCCGCTCCTCCTCCGACATATCCTCAAACAGCTTTTCCCGGAGCGCAGACATCGCACCCGCCAAAGTCTCCCCGTGGTCGAAGCACCGATCCTGCTTGACGATAAAACACGGCGTTGTGGTCAGGTCGGAGTTGACGATCTCTCCCTTCGCCACATTACCCCGGACAGAACGGATGATGGTCTCGATGTCATCAACCCGACAAACGTTTTTACCACAAAAGGATTTTAAGCCGGAGCCGTAGCCGTCGCCGTAGCCGGAGCCGTCGCCGTCGCCGTAGCCGGAGCCGTCGCCGTAGCCGTCGCCGGAGCCGGAGCCGTCGCCGTCGCCGGAGCCGTAGCCGTAGCCGGAGCCGTAGCCGTAGCCGTCGCCGTCGCCGTCGCCGTAGCCGTAGCCGGAGCCGTAGCCGTCGCCGTCGCCGTCGCCGTAGCCGTCGCCGTAGCCGTAGCCGTCGCCGTCGCCGTAGCCGTCGCCGGAGCCGGAGCCGTCGCCGGGATCAAAAAACGCTTTGATCCTCTTGTTCAGGCTCTCCATTCCATCACCCCCAAGATGCAGGACGCCGCTTTGTCAGTGCATGGGATGATCTCGATCACGCCCAGGATCGTCATTTCTGGCACGGTGACGGTGAATTTGCAGTCGTGCGGCTTGGAGACGCCGTCTACTGCCATCTGAGACAGGCTTGCTGCCCCGGCCCAGTACCACAGGCGGCGAACGTCGGTCATGGTGACCTCGTCGCCTGTGCGTTCATGAATGTGGCCGAAAAATACTCCGGCGCGATTTGCCCTCACGATGTAATACTTATTGCAATCCATTGTTTTTTCTCCTTTCAGTTATTGTCTTGGTTTTCATCCTTCGGCGGCTCCGGGGCAATGCCCACCAGCGCCTCGTACATGGCGCTCTTCTCAACGCCACAGTTATAGAGTTCCACAGCTCGGTCAATGCGCTTGCTCAGCTTCTCAATGGCAGATGTACTCCCCGCTCATAGCGCACTCACCACCAGCGCCACCGTCAGCACGATCAGCGCCAGCGGCCCCACGGCGGCCAGGATGTCCGCCGCGTCCATCCAGGTGTCCGCGTCGTCCCACCACTCGCGCACCTTGGAGTGGCGGCGCTTAAATATCTTTTTCACGTCATTTCCTCCCGATATATCAGTTTCGCGCCGCATTCCGGGCAGTGCGTATCGCTCCCGTCCTCCTCAAGGCCTCTACCGCACTTTCCGCAGTGCCATCCAAGACGGTCCCGGATGGCCTTCGCGGTCTCCTCCGTACCCATGTTGGCAATCAACCGCTCCATGGCCGCATAGCCCTCCTTGGTTGGACTGCCATAGTCCACGCTTGCGGCGGCCCCCTTCCCGGCCTGCTGGATGCTCTTGGGCGGCTTGGCCTGCGTCCACGCCCGGTTCTGGATCCATTTTGCGGCCGATGGGATATACCGCCCGCCCTGATCCAGCCAGGTATCCTGGTTTTTCTGCCAGTCCAGAGCGTCCAGCATCTGCTGCAGCGTGGCCCCTGCGTCTATGGCCTCCAGATAGAGGCGGCACGCCTCCCGGATATCCCCGGATTTCTTGGGATACGCCGCCCAAAAGAGTTCAAAGCCGTCATCCCCTGATAGGGCCTCAAGGTGCAGCCTCCCCGTGGGCTTCGGAGTCTCACTCGCAAGAGGGGGGAGAGGGGGAGATATATAAGATTCCTTCTCATACTCTACCTCTACCTCTTTCTCTACCTCTACCTCTTTCTCCCTCTCCTTCTCGCTTTCGGTTTGCTTCGCGCTTGCTTCCGCTTTGCTTTCGGTTTGCTTCGCTTTGCTTCCTCCGCGTTTCCCGTTTGCCGCCTTTCGTGCAGCGGTGTCAAGTGTAGGCTTTATGAGTACAAAAACGGTCTTACTCGCGCCGGTCAATTTGGGGCTCTGCCCCTCGAAAACATATTCGCAGACTGCACGGGTGACTTCGGCCAGGATTTTAGGGGGCAGCTCTTTGAATGCGTCCCAAAAACTCCTATAAAATGTGAATTGATTCCGCTCCATCGTCTCTACCTCCCAGCCCGGCAGTCCTGCCCGGTCCCTATCCTGACACTGTGGCCGCATTTTCGGCAGCAGTACATGCATACCGCCGGGTGAGCGTCCCTGTCCGGGCAAGCCCGGATCAGGGATGAATACCATTCTCGCCCGCAGCGTGAGCACCGAAAAATGTGGTTGCCTTGGTGTCTCGCCATGTTATAATCGGTTCTCACAGCATCACAGTCACGCCGTCACAGTCCTTAAGTTTGTCCTCAAGCCAGGCCTTGACGGTGTTCCGGGCGGTGAGCCTCCACATGCCTCCGTCTGCCTCAATAAAGGCTATCCCACGCTCGCGGACGCGGATAAGGAAGATTCCTTCCGGCTGCTCTACCTCCTGGAACGTCCGATAGGGCCGGAGCCGGACCAGCGGCTTAATGGTCATGTTCTCGGCCAGGGCGGCCCCCTTCTGCGTCACGATTGTGGACGCAACGCCGTTATCGGCGTAGGTCACTTTCGCGCCGGTAGTGATCTGGCTCAGGAGACGGATACAGTATTCCTTATCGCCCCCGTCCTGGAACCGCGTCATGAGGGCAACGGTGGCCTCATCAAAGGGCATGGTTACTTCCTTGTCCCACCCGGGAATATCCGTTGCCAGCGCACAATACAAGGAAACTCGCCGGTATCGGTTTTCCGGCTCGAGGCAACCGTAAACAATGACCTCCGTTGCTGCATCGACGGACACAAAAAGAGTCTGCTCATAACTGTCCTCCTGGATGATGTGGACCAGAGCGTCCAGGCTGTTCACCGTCAGCGGTTCCGGCGCATCCAGCTTCGAGCGGACTTCCAGCGTGGAGCCGTCACTCGTCATAACATAGGTATGCCCGTCAACGACAAAGGGCTGCGGTTTGCTCATGGCTTCGATTTTCTCAATGGCTTCTTTCAACACGACTGTATATCCTCCTTATTTTGCAATTCTCAGGACCGGCGCGGACTCCTGCTCATCTCCACCGAATCCGATTTGGCCGGGAATCTGAGGCGTCATTTCGACTGCCCGGAACTCGCCGTAAGCGTCCGTGTTGGCATACAGTGCGGTCTTGATGGGCGTGGTGGCAGCCAAGGCGCTCTTGGCCGTAACGCTGACGGAGATAGTGCTCCGATCATCGTCCGGCGTGAACTCAATGGTAAGAGTGATCTTCCGCTTCTCCGTGGCCTTGGTATTGGGGTCTTGGATGTTGGCAAGCACCCGGCCCATTTCGTAGTCCACCCGTTCCGTGACGGCCCCACGTGCCATTTCAAGGATACTTTTTTCCATCTTGGTATTTCCTCCTATTGTTATCTCTGCGCCCAGGCCCTGCGCTCTTGCCGCAGGACGGGGCAGGAATAATAATGTGGCAGTCTGCCCTGCTTGATCTCTCCGACCAGGCCTCGCCGGTAAACTCGCCCATGAATAGCTTCCCGATGCTGGATGATCCGCACCTTGCTCTGCGAGTCCGGGACGAAGAGGACCGGGACTTCATCACATGGGGACCAATCGCCGTCCCAAAGCCTGATCCACTTAATCGAAGCCCCGCACAGAGGGCATATCACCCACGGGGCCCTGCGGCTGTGCGTTGGCCAGCACCGATCCCGCTCCTGCGCTGTCGGCATATTCCTCTTCCCTCCCTTCGCGGAACTCCGGCATGAGGACGTAGTATGGCCTGATTTCCTGAAGCTGTTTTGTCGCTCGGCAGTAGTCGCACCGCCCGCACCGCCTGGGCCTGAGCCGTCCGGTCTTGACGGCCTGGATATCCGGCAGCCGATCCTTGATCTGCTCCAGCTCATAGTCATACCGTTGCCGGTGATTCAGCAGCAGAGCTTCCTTGTCCGGATAATCCTGCTTGGATATCGCAATGATAACGAAATTCGCATCCTCCGTGCTGCCGGCGGCCTGCTTTTCCAGCTCGGTGTACACAGCGGCACGCATCATGTAGCCGTAGGAGTCGATGAACGTGACCTTGGCGCGGAGCTCGTCGCTCCAGCGAAGCTCTGATATGTTGCTCACCGTCTTATAGTCGATGATAAGCCGCCCATTCGCCACATATTTATCAAATCGGCCCCGCCAGGGGACACCGAAGAGGGCCCCAGTGATGATCTTCTCATTTTCACCGGGCATATTCAGCAGGCTGGCGATCAGCGGGTCACGGCGGGCAACCTCAATCATGTTGTCTGCCTGCACATAGGGCGCGTATTTCTCCGGGGGCGCATCCTTTTTCCTTGCCTTTTTGAAAATATCGTCGTAGTGCTCCTGGATGAAAGCCTCGTGCGCCTCCGGGGACTCCATAGCGGTGTGGAAGTAGTTGCCGACAAGGAACGCCTCCCGCTTTTCTTCCACCCAGCGGCCTTCCAGCACGGCCATAGCCTTGGCCTCGCACTCGCAAAAGCGCTGGTACTGGGAACAGGACATATACTCCCGGTCCGCCTCCGGCGTATAATAGTTATCAGCCGTCAATACCATTCTGCGCATCCTCCTTCACGTCCCAGGGGAGCGGCCCCGCCTCATCTTCGGCGGCGCTTGCCTTGCCCATCGCGGCGGAAAGGCCGCTGTTGAGGGCATCAAGCCGGGCAGCTTCCTCGTCCCCGGGCAGGCGCGTATCCTTGGCTTCCTCCTCGCCGAATGCGGCAGAAGGCTTGACAAACCCGTCGTTGATCGCGCTGTAGAGTCGGGAGAGCTTCACCAGGTCCTGCGCGTTCAGCTTGTCCAGCGGCTTCCCCGCCTTGGCGGCGATCTGCTCACCGGTGATGCCAAAGGTCTCAAACTTTCCGACCATATTCTTCACTCGGCTTTCGATGCTCTGTCCGTCGCCCTTCATGGCGTTCTCCAGCGTTTTGTTGCAGGTTTCAACGGCGGCATCCACAAACCATCCCGGCAGGACAGCCAGTATGCAGGCCCTTTTCCTGCGGGCACCCTGATTCGCTACCGCCTCATAGATATCCCGGGAGTCGGTCAGCTCGTAGGATTGCTTCTTGGTGGTACGGACGTGCGGCACGGTGAAGGTCTTCTCGTCACTCACATTGGTCTCCAGGTCCCAGCAGTACGCTTTGATCGTCGTGCTGCCGTCCCGGGCTTCGATCTCGTCAACGCCGAAGTCCAGGTTGCCCCATGCCCGCGCCAGGACCTCAACAAGCCGGATGCTGGGGCCGCGCACCACGCTGTCCCCACGGGGAAATTCGTACTGGGCCTGCTCGGCCAGCTCGCGGCGGTTGCACTCCGTGAGCGCTCTCTCCAGAGCCAAATCAACAGATCTGGGGAACTGCCGGGCCAGGATCATTTTGCCTTTGATCTCTGAGAGCGCCTTGCTCTCCTGGTACTCTCCCATTCGGGTGTTGTTGTTTGTCCGCTGCATGTATCCGGTTTCCATTATTACGCTTCCTCCTTGACTTTACGCCCGCCCGCACTTATAATTGTGCAGGACGAGTCTGTGTACTCAATGATTACCTCTTCCTCTTCCTCCGCCCTGGATGCTGCAACATCCGGGGCGGCTTTGCGTTTCTCCATCCAGAAAACCTCCACGCCGTTGGTGTCGGTGATCGAGCAGCGGCCCCAGCCGTCGGGACTATCGTGCTCCACGCGGTACAAATCATTGCCGATTGCACCGCCCAGCACATCCGTGGGATCCCCGTCCACGTGCAGTTGCACTGCGGACTGATTGGAGTACACGTCCGCGCTGATGATGTACGGATCTTTGAGCTTTTCAACCGTGTGCCGCAGCGCCATCAACTCTCCGATTACCTGCTCGCCAGTCATTTTTGCTTTCCCCCTTGTTCGTCCAAAAACGCCTTGATGTGCGGCATGATCGGCGTCCGCCCGCGCTCCATATCACTTATGGATTGCTGGGTCACATAAAACCGTTCAGCCAATTTTCCCTGCGTTAGGCCCAGCTTCGCCCGGTACTCCCAAAGCTGATTCCCCGGATGGGAATACCTCTGCAACGCCGCCGCGCTGTGCCTGTCCCCGCCGTGTCCGTAGGGCATTCATGTCTCCTCCTTGTGTCCGCCGCTGGGCGGGATAATGTCGCAGGAGTATGCCTCATGCCCACGCGCCCGAAAAGCTTTGCAGACCTCCTGGCTCTCCTCACAGGCGACAAGGACTCGCATAAGGCTCCCTCCTCTCTGGCATTGGTATCCTCCTTTTCCTTTCTACAGGGTATTCTGCGTAGATGCTCACTCCCTCACCCCCTTATCAGCTCTTTGATCAACGCCGCCTTGCTCACCAGGCTCCCCGGCGGCAGCGTGTACCGCTTCGCCAGGGTCTTTTTGCTGATCCCCAGCCAGGCTGCGGCCTCCGCCTTGGAGATCAGCTCCCGCCCGGGGAAATCCTGGTCCAGCCGCATCCGCAGCTCTCCCGCTCCGCTCATTCGGTCTCCTCCTTGGGCAGCCCCCGCATATACCGCAGGAAAGCCCGCTTGGGGATTTTCACCCGGCTCTCCCCCACCACGATCACAGGAAATCCCAGCAGCCAGGGCTTTTGGATGGCGGTGTCGTGGATGGTGGTGGGGGAGGCCTGCAGCACCCGTGCCACGTTGGCACAGCTCAGCACCTCGGTCTCCAGCGCCTCCACCTCCTCCAGGGTCCCCGGCTGATCCTGCCATGCCCTCATGCCGTCTCCTCCAGTTTGTCCTGGCTTTTCTTCAGCAGGTCGATGGCCATTGCCGCCCCTTGGGCCTGGTCCAGCAGCTTCTCCCGCAGCGGCTCCGGCAGCTTCTCCATCTTCTCCAGCCAAGCCTGGTCGATCTGCGTCTTCTCTTTGTCGCTCACGATACTTCCTCCCTTCTGTTGTGTGTCGTCATTACCTCGAAGACAGGGGAAGCTTAGTCCCGTATCCCGTCATCCAGTCCTCCAGGTCGTCCTCGCAGGCCGGGCACAGGTAGATCTCCGTGAAGTCTCCGGGCTTGCAGATGGAGAACTTCGGCTTCCTGGCCTCCTCGGCCTTCGGCGCCACGAAAAACGGGATCGTGCTCTTCACCTGCTCCTCCGCGCCGCATCTGTCGCACTTGCGGATGTACATCCTTTTTCACCTCCTCTCCGTCAAGGGATTATCGGTTTGTCAAGGACAAACCGCCCGCCCCCTGCGTCTGTTGTTTTTTGCTGTTCGCTGTTGTTTCCTCCTGGGGAATTGTAGCAGGGGGCAGGATTGCATTTGCTGTAATCAAAATAACAGTTACTAGATATTTTGTCAAGCACAAATTCAAGTAACTGTATATTTTCCTTGCGTTTTATTTCCGTCCGTGTTATAGTGGCCGCGAAAGGAGGTTTGTGATGCAAAACCGAATCAAGGAGCTTCGCAAGTCCTTGGGCATGAATCAGACGGAGTTTGGGAAAAAACTTGGCGTTACTACCAGTGCCATTTCCGGCTATGAACTTGGCACCATCGTTCCGTCAACCGCCATCATCCTGTCCATCTGCCGGGAGTTCGGCGTCTCCGAGACCTGGCTCCGCACTGGGGAGGGGGAGATGTTCCCCTCCCGCTCCAGAGAGGAGGAGCTTGGCCGCCTGGTGGCCGATCTGTTTGCGGATAGCCCTGCAACATTCCGCTCCGCCCTGATCACCACCCTCCTCCGCTTCGACCCCGCCGGGCCGGAGTGGGCCGTCCTGGAGGCCATCACCAAAAACCTGCTTGCCGAATGGCAGGCCCAGCGGAAGGATGAGAATGGAGTGGCCGATGATGGGGTATAGGTGCGTCTGCGACATCTGCGGGCGTGATGCCCGGCGGTGGTACAACGTCGCCTTCGTCCCCTGCGCGGCAAAGGGCTGGATGAACGTCGGAGATATGCCGCCATTCCGGCTCGCCGTCTGCGCCGATTGCGGCCAAAGGCTCCGCGATCCAACCCCCGCAAGCAAAGAGGACCCCGAGCCGTAAGGCCCGGGGTCCTCCCCTTTATCCGTTATTGTCTCTCACTTACCCAACGCAGGGTCCGCGCCAGCCCGTCCTCCGTCCCCCGCAGGTCAGGCCCCCTCCGGGAGGGGGCTCCGGCGCAGCCGGTGGGGGAGAATGTGCCGGCCTCCCGCAAAAACGCCGCCACGAAAACCAGCGCCCCATACTCCGCCCGCTCCAGCAGTCCCCCGATCTCCTCCATGATTTCCTTCCGGTTTTTCATGTTTTCTGTCCTCCATCGTTGATAATTGTTTCTCTCTGTTATATTATGGAGGCAATGAAAAATCTGTCGGAAGGTGGTTACAATATGGGAACCCAATGCAGAGCGCAGGAGCTGGATGCCATGACCTGCCCGAAGTGTTCCCGCCCGCTCCCGGAGCTGGAGGATCTGCTGTACTGCCCCTTCTGCGGTCGGAAGCTGGTGCGGGAGTATGGCCGCCGCCGCCGCGGCAATGGCCAGGGCACCGCCCGGAAGCGGGGCAGCACATGGACAGGCTATGCCGCCGGGTACTCCTGGGTGGACGAGTCCGGCAAGCGGCACACCGTCCGTCCCAGCAAAGGCGGTTTTCGAACCAAGTCCGACGCCCTGGCCTGGGCCGCCCAGAACAACCCCGCCGCTCAGGAGGCCCCCATTCCCAGGCTTGTGGATCTCTGGACCGGGTATCGGGATAACGAGCTTCCCAAGCTCAGCGCGGACAAGCAGACCGCTTACAAGGCCGCCGCCCGCCGGCTGAAGCCCATCATGGGCCGCACCGTGGACAGTCTCACCGTGGACGACCTCCAGGCGGTGATCAACACCGTCAGCACCTATTACCCCGCCCGGGATATCAAGACGGTGCTCTCCCATTGCTATCTCCGGGCCATGGCCAGCAATGCCAACCGGGGCCGGATCACCCAGAATCTGAGCGAGTTCGTCACTCTCCCGAAGCTGGAGGAGAGGGAGGCCGCCGTCTTTACCTCCCAGGAGGTCAAGCAGCTCTGGACCCTGTATGAGGCCGGGGACGTGTTCACCGGGTACATCTTGCTCATGATCTATACCGGCATGATGCCCGCGGAGCTCCTGTCCTGCCGGAGGGACCAGATCGACCTGGACCGCTGCGAGATCCGAGGTGCCGGCGCAAAGACGGCAGCCCGCAAGGCCGCCGTGATCGTCTTCCCGCCTTATATCCGCCCCGTCCTGGAGGATCTGCTTGCCGTTGAGGTCAAAAATTGCCGCAGCACCGGGGAAAAATTGCTCAGCATGAATAAATGGACTTTTTACGACCGCTTCCGGGAGACCTTGTCCAAGGCAGGGATCGAAAATGAAAAGGGCGAGAACGGCAAATACCGCCTCACCCCATACGCCTGCCGCCACACCTTCGGCACCGAGGCTGTCCGCCAGGAGCTGCACCCGGAGATGATCAAGCGTCTCCTGCGCCACAGCTCCACCCGGACCCAAGAGAAGTATACCCACCTGGGAGCCAAGGACCTCCACGCCGCCGCCGACGCCCTCCCGAAATAGTCCACCCTATTGTGTACAATATGTGTACAAGCATCAGGCTCCGCCGCATGGTTGACACACTCAGCCTTCCCCTGCTAAGGGAGTAGGCGGTGTTGAGCCGCGCCCGGGTTCAAATCCCGGCTTCTCCGCCATATTCCCCGGAAACTGCATGATAGTGTGGTTTCCGGGGAGCTTTTATTTTTTCGTTTTATCACGTATAAGCCCGCATGAAACAATGGAAAACACTGTGCTATATCTGTATTGTGTACAGCGTTGTGTACATCCAATCAAGAAGGGGGCCGGTTTCCCGGTCCCCTCCTCTGTTACATCCTCTCAAGCATCTGCTTGACGCGCTTCCGCTCCGGCTCCGGCATATCCCGGAGATCATCCATGATGTCCTCCACGCTGCCGTGGCCGGCGTAGCCGCCGCCGTCGCGGCTGGTATACCGCCCCATGCTGTCTCGCCCACGGCGGTTGGACATTCCGTCGGCATAGCTGCCGCCTTCGTAGCTCCCGCCGCCATCGTAGCTGCGCCGCATAGATGCCCCGCCGTCGTAGGCATAGCCGGGATACCACCGGCCAGAGTTTCCGCCTTCGTAGGACCGGCGGGATTCGCCGCCCTCGTCCTCCGCCTCCATCATGGCGATGGTGGTCTTGAGGCTCTTGGCTGTGTGGGTGAGCTTGTCCAGGATATCAATGTCCAGCACGCTCATGGTTCCGGTGGCACGGAGATTGCTGTCGCATTCCTCCAGCTTCTCCATGACCTTTTTGCAGAGGCCTTTGAGCATATTTATGTTTTCGTCCACGTTGTTTCCTCCTTCCCGTCAGGCTACGCGTTTGATCCGCAGAGCTCCGCTCAGTCCGGTGATCACAGGCGCAGGGGTTTCCTCCGCGTCCGCTGCCACATATCGCAGAGATACCGTCAGGCAACAGCCGTTTGGCACGTCCACGGTGGCACGGCTGGTGACGTTGCCCGCGTCCTCCGCTGCCGCAGGGGTATAAATGGCCACACTGGAGGGGATGGTTTCCCCGTTCTCCGCAATGGCCACGGCAATGGGTGCCGCGGTCCCGCCCGCGGGGATCTCTACGTTCCCCACGAAACTGATCTCATACCGGGCAAAGCATTTGTCCCTGGGGCCGCGCAGAGTAAAAATCCCGTAGCCGTTGGAATGCTGAATATAGCCAGCCCGGCAGGGGATAGATGCGACGAACCGAAAAGGCTGATTCAAAAGCACCGCCTGATCGGTCACGACAAGATACTCCGCCATTGCAGCCCCTCCTTACGCGGCGCAGCCGCACCCGCCCATGGAGTAGGACTGCGGGCAGGTAAAAATGGGCTGGTTGCCGTACACGGGCTGCGCCGGAATCGGGCAGGAACGCAGCTCAGAGACAAGCTGATTGGCAACCGTAGCTTGATTGGCGCGGAGCTGAGCGGTCTGGTCTACCTGGCTGGCCTGCATGTTGGCGAACTGGAGCTGACTGCGGAGCTGGCCGATCTGGTCATTCTTGGCCTCGACCTGCTGCTTGTAGCCGTCCAGCTCAAGCTGGCAGAGCTTGTCCAGGATAGACTGGCCCACCCGGTTCTGATTGTCGATGATGTCCCTGGTGTTCTGGTAGGCCGCCGTGCGGTCCGCGCAGTTCTCGGTGGCGACGGTGTACTTGAGATCGGCGATGCCCGCCCGGTTCTCGCAGCAGCAGTCCTGGAGGGCAGACTGCACCCCAAACACCTGCTGCATGTTCGCCATCTGCCGCTGATTGGCGGAGATTTCCGCGCCGTAGAAGCCGTCGCGCACCGCGCCGGTAATGGCATTGCCGGTCTGACACAGGTTCTGGTTCACACCGGCAAGGCCGAGCTGCACATCACCGAAGCCCCGGTTCAGGTCTGTGCGGATATCCCCAAGCTGGGAGTTGATCTGCTGGTCGCGGAAACCGTCACTGATGTGCTGGGAGTTGTTGAGCCAGGGGTACAGGTAATCCAGGCCGAAGCCGCCCATGCCCATGCCGCCCATCATCATGGGCCACATCATGCCGCCCATGCCGCCGAAGCCCCAGCCGCCAAAGCCACCGAAGCCGCCGTTGAGAAGCGCAATCAGCAGGAGGATCCCCCACCAATCACCACCAGCGCCGAAGCCGCCCATTCCGCCGCCGTACATCGGCATACCGCCGTACCCAGTGGGTCCGACAAGCATGGTCGCGCCGATGCCGTTGCGTTCATCTGTAAGTGCCATTGTCATTTTCCTTTCATGAATTATTATCAAGCCCGCTTATGCGCACTCGCGGGGTTGATTACTTGATCTTGCGCAGATTTCGCCCAATCTGGCCGGACCGGAACAGATAGCTGACCATCTGCTGCGGATCGTTAACTCCATCGGGTATGTTAAGCCCGCACCTGGACAGCACGGTCCTGGGATCGGCCTGGATCTGCTGCATGGCCTGCTCCCGTGTTAGTGGCGGCTGCTTCTGCTGTTGCTGCTTACAGCCGAGTGACTCAAACAGGCTCATGATCTTCTCCCTTCTTCAGCATTGCCGAGATCAGGGCCTCCAGTTCGTCCTTCCGCACGTACTCTGCCGGGTTCAGCGTCGGCGCGGGCGGGGCCGGATGGCGCTTGTCGTAGTATTCCAGGTCGTATTTTCCGTCCTGGTGCTGGGTTTTGACGATAATGTGCTGCTCGTCCCGGGTGATGAACATCTGAGACGCGCCCGCCGCCAGGGGATACCTGGCCACTTCGTCCTCACCTCCCGCCTGGATGATCTCCGCGTGGATCGTGGGCGGCGTCATGGGCTGCTGCTGGGGCTGCTGTTGATACTGCTGGGCCGTATACTGCGGATACTGCTGCATGTACGGGTTATATCCCCCGTAGGTCGCCGGAAACGGATAGTTCGGAAACGGCATATTTATCCCCTCCTGCTGAAAAAGTATGTCGGTACGGTCTGTCCGGAGTCGAAGGTATCCCACCAATCGCCGTCTATCACGGCGACGGCGTGCT